CATGTACGGAAAGAAAAGCCCAGCTAAAAAAAGAAGTTGTTATAAGATGAAAGGTAAGTCTCCAATGATGAAAGCCTTAATAGGTAATCAGCATAGACTACCAGAAGAGTTAAAAGCTAAAATTATAGCTTCACCTGCTAAAATGTATAAAAATAAAAAAACAAAAAGTAATAAGCCTTGCCCAGGATGTAGTACTATATGCCCATCTTGTAGAGGATAAATTTAACGGAAAGACCGTTAACCACGTTATTAACCTAAAACCAAATTAAAATGACGTACCTATATTACCAGACCACTAGTACAACTGGTGGCGAAATGAAAGTGAATGATAAAACCAAAAAACAATGGGAGCATTTGTCCAAAAAAGAGAACTGGAGGATAACTCAGCTGCCAAATGGTTATTATCAAACCGAGGTTTCAAACCCCGACAATGAAAATTGGCATGATGTAACACGTCGAGAGACGCTAGAAGGTGCCGAACAAGCAATAGACGGTTCAGTTGAGCATTTTTCTAAGAAATTAGAGGCTACAAAAGGACCAAAAGTTGTAAAAACGTTCAAATAATTATATTTTAATCTAATTTAATCAAATAATGGAATACAATCATCCAAGCGAGATTGTCAAAGACTTAAATTTTGGCAATGACGCTAAAAACAGAGTGGTTGCTGGCGTAGAAAAGCTAGCAAAAGCGGTAAAATCAACCTTAGGAGCCTCTGGTAAATGCGTAATATACGAAGATGCCAGAGGTAATCCGGTCATAACAAAAGATGGTGTAACCGTTGCAGAAAGCGTAGTCTTATATGACCCGGTTGAAAACATGGGAGCAACGTTAATCAAAGAAGCAGCCCGAAATACAGTTAGAGAAGCTGGTGATGGCACTACTACTGCAACAGTTTTAGCTGAATCACTACTTAAACAAGTCAGTTCTGACAACAAAACTACAATAAGAGAAATAAAAGACGGTATTAAGTCTGGTTTACACAAAGTAAATGAGTACTTAGACAGTGTAGCTGTTGCTATTGAAGGTGATATGCTTAAGTCTGTTAGTGCTATTAGCTGTAACAATGACGCAGAGCTTGGTAGTATTATATCTAATGCCTATGATCAAGTGGGTAAAGACGGTATCGTGTTGATGGAAGAGTCTGAGACTGAAGAAACTTATGTAAATGTAGTTGACGGCGTACAATTAAAAGAGTGCGGTCTTACTTCACCTCACTTTGTTACTAATACTGACAAGCAAAAGTGTGAGCTTGACAACCCGCTTGTACTTATTTGCATGTCTGAAATACCTAATATCCGTAAGATACAAGGTATATTAGAGCACGTAATTAAGAATAACCGATCTTTACTAATAGTAGCACCAGTATCACAGCAAGTAAAGTCGGCGCTGCTTATGAACAAGGTTAAAGGTAACATTAAGATAAACATTATTGACTTACCTGGCTTTGGCCCTACTAAAAACGATACGTGTAAAGACCTAGCTGTGCTAACAGGTGCTAAGGTTGTAAACGAAGAGTTAGGAGATGATTTAGACGGTATAAGCTTAGATATACTAGGAGAAGCTGAATACTCAGCTACAGATGATAGAAACACCGTTATAACTACTATAGAGGAATTACAAGAAGATGTATCAGAAAGAATCGATCAAGTTGCAAAGCTTGTTAGTGACGAGAAAAATGGTTTCCTTAAAAAGAAGCTGGAAGAAAGATTGTCTATGCTATCAGGTAGTGTTGGAATTATCCGCGTTGGGGCAAACTCGAAGGTGGAGCTTAAAGAAAAGAAGGATAGGGTCGAGGATGCAATTTACGCTACAAAAGCTGCACTCAAAGAAGGTATAGTTTCAGGAGGTGGCGTTGCCCTCCTTAACGCTTCCACGAAAATCGAACCTACTAACGTAGGTGAAGAGCTTTTACTACAAGCTATTAAAGCACCGTTTGTTACTATATTAAATAACGCTGGTTTTGAAACATTAGGATTGCCCAACGGTGAAGGCATCGGCGTAAACGTAGTGACTGGAGAAGAAGCTAATATGATCAAAGAAGGTATTATCGACCCTGTGTTGGTAACCAAGTCAGCACTTAAAAATGCAGTAAGTGTTGTAACTACTATAATGTCTGCAGACTGTGTAATTTCAAACATGCGAACTGATGAAAGCAGTAAATAATTACTTAGTTGTAGAGAACATAAAAGTAGAACCTAAAAAGGTTGCAGGCCTTATTCTTACTGAAGAGATTGATGAAGATAACAGGTATATAAAAGCCAATGTTATTTCAGCGGGCAACTTAGTAGAAGGTATAAAAAATAAAGACGTAGTTTACTACGACAAACACGCTGGACATGGGGTTCAGTATAACGATAAATTATATCAAGTCATACAATCACGTGACGTGGTATTAATTGATTAAACCTAAACCATAAACAATAATCCACAAAACACAAGCGACAAACAAATTATTAATTAATCATTAAAAACAAAATTATGAAGTATGTAAATTTTACAGACACGACTACAGCCGCTATGGTCAACATCATTGCCGCAGACAAGATCATGTCTATTCAGACAACTGACGCCGACACTATTGTAGTTAAAGCTGACATTATTGGATCATTAGACACAGCTGGAGCTAGTGCTGGTTTTGATGGTATTACTATCACTGCTACAGGAAACGCTATCGTTGTAGCTAAAAGACTAGCAGAGTACATATCTGGAACTGCTATTGGTGGTGACAATATGTTAGACGTTACATCAGGAAACACTAAGTTTCCAGAAGTTAGCGCTATTGTTTACGCAGCTGTTGTGTAACAAATGCGATTAACACCTCACGATTTACGTGAATTACAAATCCTTAAGTATTACAGGCTCACTAGAAAGTGGGCTTGTAAGACTTACGGGTTAACAGACGCCGATCTTGAACTGCTAATATACTTAGATTGCAAGAAACGGTTTACAAGACAAGAATTTATTGATGGTACTTATACCATGAGCTGGGATAAAACCCGGTGGGACAAACTAAGGAAGTTAGGCTGGATTGAAGTGTGGAGACACAGAAATAGAACAACGATAAAATACTCAGTGTTTAAAACATCGTTTAAATGCCAGCAGTTAATAAGTAGAATATATAGAATATTGTTAGGTGAAGAAGACATGCCTACATCTGAAAGAAGCGTATTCTACAATAACAAATCATATACTGATAAAGTCTTCAACAAGGCTATTGATGATATGATAAAAGATAAAGATAGATAATGGGGTTCAAACTAGGAAAAGGAAAAAGACCAATAGCATCAAGAGGTCAAGTTACTAAAAAAATGAGGTTTGGTAAAGAAGGCGGAGAAAGTGATGTGTCTGTTCCAGGAACTCCAGTTATCAGAAAAAACCTAGAGGAAGGCATACTAGGTGAAGCTAACATGGATGGATCTATATATATTAGTAACAAGATTGTTCCTGGCAGCGAAGAAGAAAGACAAGTAATAAATCATGAAATGCGACACGCTACAGATATGAGGGTAGGTAAGTTGGCGTATGGAGATAATTACATAAAGTACAATGGCGAAACCTTTATGAGAGAAACTATCAACGGTAAAGATATGATTAAAGTTGATGGCAAGTGGAAAGAAGCTGGTGACGGTGGATTTCCTTGGGAAGATGACGCTAACAACGGAAACGGACACTAATATGATACAAAATATAATGGGAGGGCTTTTAGGTAAAGTCTTAGATAATGCAGAAGGAATACTCGACAAAGTTATCACAACAGATAAAGAAAGAGATCAAGCAAAGTTGGCTCTTAAGAAGCTACTCTTGGAAGCAGAAAAGGAAGCGTTTGCTAAAGAGGTCGAAGATCGCAAGTCTGCAAGAGATATGTATAAGGACGATGCTATTATTCAAAAGGTTCTAGCAACGTTATTTACTATAGCTTATTTTGGTATTACATTTATAATGTTTAATTATTTTGTAACTAAGAGTATAGATCTTGGTGAATTTGAAATAAGTTTTATATCAAGTATCTTTGGCGCAATGAGCGCTAAGGTAAACACAATAATAGACTTCTTCTTCGGTGGAAGTTCAAAGAAAAACGAACAAATAAAAGAAAAATAAAATGATTTCAAAAAATTATAAAACTAACGAAATAAAGCCTGACATAACACTTGGTAATTTACCGTTTGGTGCTGGCGACTTAATGTTTGATTGGGTACCATTTGAGATTCCTTTAGGATCTGCAGAGCTAAAAGATGTTTCAGGTTATATAATGGGAACTGATACTGCTTCTCAAATCGGAGAGCTATTTAGTTTAGTATTTGCTAAATCCATAAACGGCGTTGCGCCAACTAGCTTAGGAACAGTAAATTCTACTATAGCTGCTGCTAATTCAATGTTATGTAGAAACAATATAATAGGCTATTACAATATAGACTTTGGAGAGCAAGCTGATGCTGTTTTAGACTCTATGATTTCTTACAACGTTTTTGGAAGTAACTCCTCTACATCTACCAGTCCTAATTTTCAAGGTTTAGTTTTAGAAGGTGATCCTGCTGGAGCTACTAGAGCTGGATACCAAACTATATATGTAGCTGGTATAGCTGAAGCTGCATTTAACTTTGGAACAGGCGTATTGATAGCAGGTACTCACTCTGCTGATGACTTAACTATAGTCGTAGATGGCAACGATGCTGATGATGTGTTTGCTATTGGAGATGTTATATACGCTGCAAACGCTACTAATGGAGCGAGCGCTACTGCTGACATGACTATAACTGCTGTGGCTGAAGAATTAATAACCGTTTCATCCGCTCCGGCTATAACTGACGACTTTGAAGTTGTACCTAAAAATCCATTATCTCTAAGATTTGGCTTTGAATATTAAAACTAACAATTAACTTAAATTAAATTAAATTATGGCAAAACGAAAGACGCCAAAGGTTAAAGACCTTAGGCCAAGTAAAATCAATGATGAGCAATTAGCAAAGCTGCAAGGTATTGTATCTGCAATAAATGAAAGCAATGCTAATTTAGGTAGACTAGAAGTTCAAAAGCATCAAATATTACACCAGCACGAACAGCTGCAAGGAGCTATTAAAGAGCTTCAGCAAACTCTTGAAGATGAGTACGGCACTTGTAATATTGCTATTCAAGACGGCGCTATAAAATACGAAGAAGATGAGCAAGCTGATACGAAAAATTAGTATCGGCAAAGATTATAAGAATGACGCCATGCACTATGCCGTTGGGCAAGAAGTGTATGGTGGTCATACTATTTGCGATATTATAGAAGAAGAAGACAAGTTTTCCGTTTACATAAAAAAAGGTAAAGATGTTTTACCATGGAAAGACTTTAATAAGAATATGGCTGTTTCAGTCGAATACAACCTTCAATATTAATGAAAAGTGTTCACGGCTTTATTGTAACGCCTGTTGGTCAAAGATACAACAATGTTAAAAAAGTTGGTGATAAAAATTTAATAGTTAATAGCGAAATATTTAATCACCAGCACGTCAACAGATTGGCTAAAGTACTAGCTGTACCTACTGTTGGAAAAACAGACATTAAAGTTGGGGATGAAGTTATAGTTCACCACAACGTTTTTAGAAGATGGCACGACGTTAAGGGTAGAGAAAAAAATAGTAGAAGCTTTATAGACGAGCAAACCTACGTTGTTTCTATAGATCAAATATTTTTAATCAAAAGAAATAACAAGTGGCTAGCTCCAAAAGGCTATTGCTTTGTAAAGCCTATAAAAGCTATTGACAAGTTTAACACTGATGCTGAAAGACCTCTAGTAGGTGTTGTTAAGTATTCAGACGGAACTGTAGACGTTGGTGATTTAGTTGGTTTAAGACCTAATTCTAAATATGAGTTTATTGTTGACGGACAAAGATTATATAGAGTATTATCAAGTTTTATTACAATTAAGTATGAATATCAAGGAGACGAAGAAGAGTATAATCCAAGCTGGGCATAAAGCTGTCGAAGAGCTCATTAAAGTAGCAAAAGAGGCTATTGTCGATAGTGGTGATGACATCACTGCTGACAGGCTTAAAAACGCTGCGGCTACAAAAAAACTCGCTATATTCGATGCGTTTGAGATACTTAACAGAATTCAAGAAGAAGAAAATCTACTTAGTGGTAAAGAACCAGAAAAAAAAGAAGAGCGTGTATTTAAAGGATTTGCTGAAGGAAGATCTAAATGAGTTACGAGCAAACGCTATATAGTATAATTGAGCCTATTAAGAAAACTACGATTAGTAGGCTTAATAAAGGTAAAAAGTGGAAGTACGGGTACGACAAAGATCACGACGTTATTGTTATATCTAAGACTGGTCAAATAGGCGAAATATACGAGATTCAAAATTTAAAAATAGCTCTACCAAAAGCGCCAAGCAATATCTACACTAACAAAGAGCAGAAGTGGCGCAAAATAGAATACCCTAAGCCTCTAGAAAAAATAAAAAACATATTTGACTGGAGAGCTTACCCTGAAGAGCAAAAAGAACAATGGTACGATTATATAGATGAAGAATTCAAGAGAAGAGACGAAGGCTTCTGGTTTTGCAATGCTGGTGTTCCAACTTATCTTACGGGAGCTCACTACATGTACCTCCAGTGGTCGAAAATAGACGTTGGTGCTCCAGACTTTCGTGAAGCTAATAGATTGTTTTTTATATTTTGGGAAGCTTGCAAAGCTGACAAAAGATGTTACGGTATGTGCTATCTTAAAAATAGACGTTCTGGTTTTTCTTTTATGAGCTCTGCTGAAACCGTTAACTTAGCTACAATATCGAGTGATAGTAGATATGGAATACTATCCAAAAGTGGGGCTGACGCAAAAAAGATGTTTACCGACAAGGTTGTACCTATATCAATAAACTATCCTTTTTTCTTCAAGCCTATACAAGATGGTATGGATAGACCAAAGTCTGAATTAGCGTATCGTGTACCAGCGAGTAAGTTTACTCGTAAAAAAATAGAGGTTAACGAACAGCTAGAAGACATAAAAGGTCTAGACACCACGATTGACTGGAAAAACACTGGTGACAACAGTTATGACGGTGAAAAACTCTCTTTACTTGTCCACGATGAAAGTGGTAAGTGGGAGAGACCTGACAACATACTTAACAACTGGCGAGTTACAAAAACTTGTCTTAGACTAGGGTCTAGAATAGTTGGCAAGTGTATGATGGGTTCAACAAGCAACGCCTTAGATAAAGGTGGTGATAATTTTAAAAAGTTATATCAAGATAGTGATGTAACGCAAAGAAATAGAAATGGTCAAACACGTTCTGGTTTATACTCTCTGTTTATCCCAATGGAATGGAACTATGAAGGATTCATTGATGAATATGGAAGCCCTGTCTTTAATACTCCCGGACGAGACGTTTATGGACCCGACGGTGAACTAATAGACATAGGTATTATTGAGCACTGGGACAATGAGGCTGATGGATTAAAAGGAGATCAAGATGGTTTAAATGAATTTTACCGTCAGTTTCCTAGAACAGAAGAACACGCTTTCAGAGATGAGGCGAAAAACAGTATATTCAACCTAGTTAAGATATACGAACAAATAGATTATAATGAAGGCATTAGAAATAGCTCTGTAGTTAATACAGGTAATTTCCAATGGGTGAACGGAGTGAAAGACACAAAAGTTGTTTTTTATCCAGATCCAAAAGGTAGGTTTAACATTAGTTGGGTACCACCTGCAAACCTTCAGAATAGAGTTATAATAAAGAACGGAGTTAAATATCCGGGTAACGAGCACGTTGGTGCATTTGGGTGTGATAGCTACGATATTAGTGGAACTGTAGACGGTAAAGGATCTAAAGGTGCTTTGCATGGTTTAACAAAGTTTTCTATGGAAGACGCTCCACCAAATCACATGTTCTTAGAATATATTGCAAGACCACAAACCGCTGAAATATTTTTTGAAGATGTATTGATGGCATTAGTATTTTATGGTATGCCATTACTTGCGGAAAACAACAAACCTCGATTACTTTACTATTTAAAACGTAGAGGATATAGAGGCTTTAGTATGAATAGACCAGATAAAGTATGGAACAAGCTATCTGTAGCAGAAAAAGAAGTTGGTGGTATACCAAACTCTAGCGAAGACATTAAGCAAGCTCACGCCGCGGCAATAGAAATGTACATACAAGACCACGTCGGGCATTTAGGTGATGGTAATTATGGTAACATATATTTTAACCAAACACTAAACGAATGGAGTAGGTTTGATATAAATAAACGTACAAAGTTTGATGCCGCGATAAGTTCTGGTTTAGCTATAATGGCTTGCAATAGACATTTATATAGACCACACGGAGAAGTTAAAAAACCAAAGTTAAACATTAACATATCCAGATATAGTAACACTGGTAACACATCAAAAATAATAAAATAAAAATATGGCAGAGTCTGTTATAAAAAATTATTTCCCAAGTCAAGTTGTTAGCGACGCAGAAAAAATAAGTTACGACTACGGTTTAAAAGTAGCTAAAGCTATAGAGTCAGAGTGGTTTAACGATAATAGCGGAACCGACAGGTACGAAAGCTATCAAAATGATTTTCATAGGTTAAGATTATACGCTAGAGGAGAACAGTCAATAAAGAAATACAAAGACGAGCTTTCTATAAACGGCGACTTATCATATTTAAACTTAGACTGGACGCCGGTGCCAATTATACCTAAGTTTGTAGACATTGTGGTTAACGGCATAGCAGAACGCGTGTACGATATTAAAGCGTATTCCCAAGATCCTAATGGCGTAGCTAAACGAACAGAGTATATGGAAAGTATACTTGGCGACATGGCAGCTAGAGAAATGAATGATTTTGCTGCTGAAGAGTTTGGCATGAACTTGTATGAGAACGACCCTGAAACCTTACCACAAACACAAGAAGAACTAGAGCTTCACATGCAGCTAACGTATAAGCAAGCCGTAGAAATAGCTGAAGAGCAAGCTATAAAAGTTTTAATGGAAGGCAACAAGTACGATTTAATTAAAAAGCAATTTTTTTACGATCTAACTGTATTAGGTATTGGTGCGGTAAAAACTAGTTTTAATACGTCTGAAGGTGTAATTATAGACTATGTTGACCCAGCTAACTTGGTTTACTCTTACACAGAATCTCCTTACTTTGATGACATATATTATGTTGGTGAAGTTAAAACAATACCTATAAATGAATTAGCTAAACAATTTCCGCATTTAGAGCAATCTGATCTAGAAGAAATAAACGAAACAAACTCAGCTCCTCAGACTAATAAACATAGAGGTGGAGGTTATGAGAATCAAGACAACAACAAAGTTTCTGTACTGTATTTTAATTATAAAACGTACATGAACGAGGTATATAAAGTTAAAGAAACAGGTAGTGGGGCTAATAAAGTTATAGAAAAAGACGATACCTTTAATCCGCCTGAAGACGCTGAAAACTTTTCTAAATTACAAAGATCAATAGAGTGCTTGTACGAAGGCGCTATAGTTTTAGGGACAAACAAATTGCTTAAATGGGAGATGTCAAGGAACATGATGAGACCTAAAAGTGATTTTACTAAAGTTAAAATGAACTACAGTATTGTAGCGCCTAGAATGTACAAAGGTAAAATAGAGTCTTTAGTTAAGCGTATTACAGGCTTTGCAGATATGATTCAGCTTACACATTTAAAGCTGCAGCAAGTAATGTCTAAAATGGTTCCAGATGGTGTTTATCTTGACGCTGATGGTTTAGCTGAAATAGACTTAGGTAATGGAACTAACTACAATCCGCAAGAAGCCTTAAACATGTTCTTTCAAACAGGTTCTGTTATTGGCAGGTCATTCACAAGTGAAGGTGACATGAATCCTGGTAGAGTTCCTATTCAAGAAATTACTTCTGGATCTGGTGGTAATAAGATACAAGCATTAATAGGTAATTACAACTATTATCTACAAATGATACGCGATACTACGGGTCTTAATGAAGCTCGTGATGGTAGCATGCCAGACGAAAGGGCTTTGGTTGGCGTACAAAAATTAGCAGCTGCAAATAGTAATACAGCAACAAGACATATATTAAATTCTGGCTTGTATTTAACAACTGAAGTAGCTGAAGCTTTGTCTTTAAGAATATCTGATATAATAGAGTATTCACCTACGAAAGATGCTTTTATTCAAAGTATTGGCGTACACAATGTAGCTACGCTAGAAGAAATGAGCAGCTTACACTTATATGACTTTGGTATATTTTTAGATTTAGCTCCAGACGAAGAAGAGCAAGCTAAGCTAGAAAATAACATACAACAAGCTTTAGCTCAACAAACGATAGACTTAGAAGACGTTATTGATTTAAGAGAGATAAAAAACATCAAACTTGCTAATCAACTTCTTAAGATACGTAGAAAGAAAAAAATGCAAAGAGATCAGCAAATACAACAACAAAATATTCAAGCTCAGTCTCAAGCTAACATACAACAGCAACAAGCTTCTGCTCAAATGGAAGTGCAAAAACAACAAGCGCTTAAGCAAGCTGAAGCTCAGCTAGCTCAAATGCAGGCGCAGCTTGACGCTCAGAAATTGCAGGCGGAGTCTGTTATTAAAGAAAGACTTATGGCGCAAGAGTTTCAGTATAACATGCAGTTAAGAGCTATGGATAATCAGACGCTGATGAATAGAGAAAAAGAAAAAGAAGATCGTAAAGATAATAGAACTAAAATCCAAGCTACGCAACAATCAGAGCTTATAGATCAAAGAAAATCAGGTAAACCACCTAAAAACTTTGAGTCATCAGGTAATGATACTATTGGAAGTGGATTTAATCTAGGAGCATACGAGCCTAAATAAATTACTAATTTATATTTTATATTATGGAAGAGAATGAAAACGTAGTTGAAGAAACTACACAAGAGCAGACTGTAGAAACAGTTGATGAAAGTAAATTTGAAAGCGCTGGAGATGACAGCGTTATCAAAGTAGACTTAAGCAAACCAATTGAAGATGAAAAACCAGAAGAAACAACAGAAGCTGCAGATGGCCCAGCTGACGACACAGGAGTGGTTGGAAGCGATGAAAGTGCCGACGCCACACCGGAACAAGAAGAAGTACAGCCGAAAGCCGAAGCACAAGACGCAGTACTAGAAGAAATTACTGATGAAGAGCCGAACGAGGCTTTAAAAGAGTTGGTTGATGAAGTAGAAGGAGCCGTAGAAGAAGCTGAGGCTACTGGTCAGCCGCTACCAGAAAACATTCAAAAGTTAGTTGACTTTATGAACGATACTGGCGGTACATTAGAAGACTATGTTAACTTAAACAAAGATTACTCTGGTTTAGATAATTTAACTCTTCTAAGAGAATATTATAAACAGACTAAGCCTCATCTAAACGCAGAAGAAATAGACTTTATGATGGAAGATCAGTTTTCTTTTGACGAGGAAATCGACGAGGATAGAGATATAAAAAGAAAGAAATTAGCTTTGAAGGAGCAAGTTGCTCAGGCAAAGAACCACTTGGAGAGTGTAAAATCC